GCGCTTGGTACGAAGCTGAAAAATCAGAGTGCTCCGTCGGTGTCAGCGCCGGGCGGGAGTGAAAGTGACGAGGAAGAGTTGAGTCCTTTGATGAAGCGGCTGGAGGCGATGAAAAAGCGTGGTGAGACTGCGTTTGTCGATGTGGCTGAGGGAAAGGAAGATGAGGCGTCGGATGAGGGTGATGTCAATGCGATGATGCTGGATGCGATTTTCAAGATATCCGCAAAAATCGGCGCTTATGATGACGGGGATTTGCAAAAGGCTACCCTGGAAGAGCTTAGAGAGATGGGGATGAAGATTTCGGACTATTCTCACCGAAAGGTGCTGGAGTATGGTGTGAGCAGTGGAAGGCTTTATCAGAAACAGACGCGCGGTGCGTACTTTTTCCGCCGTGCGGCTTAGAGAGGGGTGTATCATGAGAGAGAAAAAAGCGGGCAGACCGAAGGGGACGACGAAAAACCGGCGTGCTATACGTGAGAGAGAGTACAGGGTGTTCATGGCGCTACTGGGTGAGGATAAGACGATCAGCGAGCATCGTCGAAGTTATACGGCAAAGGCGGTGTGTTTGCTGTATAACGGCGGGTTTCGTGTGAGTGAGATTACCCGGCTGACGTGTGAGGATCTTTGTGATGCGGTGGCAAGCAGGAAGATAGAGTTGACCAACGCGACGAAAACGAAAAAGCCGCGGACGGTTTATCTGACGCACAGGGCGGTGGAGCGGATCAGGGAGCTTTTTGAGGAGGAGCTGGACTACTGCGGTGACAAACTTGTGTTTCACGGCAGGGGAGGGAGTTATGATCATGTAAATGTGGCTTCGTTTACGCAGCAGCTGAATCAGTTGCTTAAGCGGTATCTTTCCGGGAACTATACGACGCACTCTTTTCGATCGGGTCTGGTGACGGACTTGATCCAGACAAAGGGTGTGAAGTTTGCGCAGAAGATTATCGGGCACAGCAATATTGCCACGACGCTTCGGTATGAGGATATAGGAGAAGAGGAGTTGATCGCGGCGATGGATGATGTGCGGTAGGGACAAAAAATAGAATTTACTTACTTATAATATGGGTGCGACGGAATTGAAAACTTTCAACGCACTCCTTTCAACCCGCGTCGATTCACCACCGGCGCGGGTTTTTTTATGGACAAAAAATCGAAACTCCCCTTATATACTGTATGCATGGAAAATATGAATGAAAAACAGAAGCGTGCCTTTGATATGTGGTTGGACTCTGCGGATTTTGAGAGCGATTTCAAGACGTTATCGTTGCCAAAACTTGCAGAGGCACTGAGAGAGGAGGGGATAGAGACTTCTACCAGTGCGCTGGGGCGATGGAAGTTGAAGTTTAAATGGGATGAGGCGCTGAAAGCGAAGATCACCGCGGCGACGATCAAAGAGGGCGAGGCGAAGGATTTGATCGAGAAGAGTTCGATCAGTGAGAGTACGCAAAAGATACTTGACGACTTCGAGGCGAATGAGAAGCTTAAATCGGACAGTTACGATTTGCTCCAGTTGCAGATGGTGCACTACCAAAAGAAGATAAAGAGCGGTAAGAAGTTTTCCAAAGAGGAGGAGCGCTTTTTGTTAAAGGTGCTGGAGATTACCAGTAACCGGGAAGATAAGCTGCTGGATCGTCAGGCGCTGCTGGCTGCTACGAAGCTGACATCGAGTGAAGAGGTTTTGAGGGCGCTGAATGACGAGGTGATCGATCTGGAGGTCGAGGAGTGAGCGGACAGGTTCCGTATATCGCGCCGCTTCAGAGGCTCAAACTTGGCAAGCATATTGCGCCGTCTGCGTTTGAAGAGGGTGTCAAGACGCCGAAGTTTCACATCGACATACTGAGTGCGCTGGAGAAGCGCAGCCGGTTTACTGCGCTGGCTATTTTCAGGGGTGCGTCAAAATCGACGCTGATTACGAAGATTTACACGGCGACGGAGATTTTTGTCAATCATGAGCCTTATGTGCAGGTTGTGAGCAAAGATCATGATAAGGCGCGGGCGTTTACCAAAGATATCAAGTCGATTTTCGAGCATATGCAATCACGTGGGTTTTCGGTCATACGCGGGAGCAACTGGGCGGATGATTACTTTGAGGTGATTGTAGATGGTGTGCATAAGTGCATCGTTCATGCGATCGGTGCGGGTGAGGATCCGAGGGGTGCGACGGCGGACTTTATGCGTCCGACGCTCATTGTCATCGATGATCTGGAGTCTAAAGTGGGGCGCTATCCTGTTGGGAACAAGAAGGCGCGGGCGAAGCTTGAGAGTTGGTTTTACTCCGATCTGCTGCCGGGGCTTCATCCAAAGCGGGGGCGGGTGATCTTTCTGGGGACTATCATCAACAAAGATTCTTTGCTTAAAAAGTGTATGGACGATCCGGAGTGGCTGTCGGTGAACGTTCCGATCATCATGAACGGTAAAAGCGCGTGGCAGAGTCGCTATCCGATGGAGTATATTCTAAAGATTCGGCACCGGTACGAGAGCAAGGGGAAGCTGAGCGAGTTTTACCGGGAGTATATGAACCGGGCGGTGGCGGATGAGAAGGTGGTGTTCAAGCCGGAGTATTTCAAATACTTCTCTCATGTGGAGTTTGAGGGTGTGCCGGATCAGCGGCATATTAAAAACGCGAAAAAAGAGATTTTTATCAATGTGCGCAAACCGCGGTACATCGTGTTCAATGACGGCAGCAAGCTTGATCTGGCTGAGTGCAGGATATATACGACGATGGATCTGGCGAGCGGGAGCGATACGGGGGATCGTACGGCGATGGTGACGTGTGCGTATGATAGTCGCGGTAACAGGTACTTTCTGGAGATCAAGTCCGGTTACTGGGATCCGTTTGAAAAGGGTGTCTATGCGATCGAGACTTATTTGACGTGGCATCCGGCGCTATTTGGGATCGAGACGGGGAGTATGCAAAACGACTTTTTGTCGAGTATCGAGGTGACGCAGGCTGAAAACGACGTGACGATTCCGGTGTATGCGCTTAAACACAGGGGTATCCCGAAAAATACCAGGATACAAAATTCTCAGCCGGGGTGGATTGCCGGGCGCAACTGGCTCAATGCGAGTGATCCAAATACAACAGTGCTGGAAGCGCAGATGGCGGCGTTTGACTTCGAGAGTGACAGCGACGAGGATGACGAGCTGGATGCGGCTGCGTATCAGGAGTGGTTTGTGAATTTCGCGCCGGAAGATGAGGACGAGGAGTACGACGATGTGCGTTCTCCCTACAATGCTTACTGAAAATAGTGGACAAATAATCGAATATGAGGGGGTAATATGGGCAAGAGGAGTAGAAGATGCTAATAGAGAGCGATGATTTAGATTACCGGCTGATAGAGACCGCTTTTTCTCGTCAGGAAGAGGCTAGCGAGGGGTGGGCAGAGCTGGAGCGCATCTATAACAATGTGGCTGAGGAGAAGTTGTGTAAGGCACTGGAGGATTTGGACAGGTCGAATATTTTTGTCCCTATCGCGCGCGACACAGTTCTCATCAAGCGGAGTATCTTCTCCTCTTCGTTCATGATAAATCAGTTCGCGCTGCGCATATCGGAGCGCGGGGAAGAGGACAGCGAGCGTGCCAGACAGCTTAGAATCGCCTGCCGCTACTACTGGGAGCGGAGTGACCCGTTCATAGAGATCAACAAGGCGATGCTGCGGATGCTGATTTTGCCGGTGGGGATAACTCAGCTTTGGTACGATCCGAAGCGCGATAAGTATGTGATAGAAGAGCGTAACCCGATGGATGTGGCGTTTGATCCGGATGCGCGGAATCATAACGATGTGCAGTATCTGGCGTATAAGTACAGGAAAAGCGCGAAAGATATTTTGAAGATTATTCGCGCAGATGCGAAAAAGCCAAAGAAAAAGCGTTTCTATAATCATCTAAAAAACTTTGAAGAGTTTTTTCACGTTTCCTATGATCCTAAAACATTCGATCCTTTCAGACGGTACGAATTAAAAGAGATATACATCAAAGAGGATGGGTATTGGCTTTGCAAAACGTATTATGAAAATATTATTTTGCGAGTTGCGCGGTTTTATGATTGTCCTTTTCAGTGGGGATTTTCGCGTGAGAGGCTATCGAGTGTCGATAAGGCGGTGCGTGAAAAGCAGGTGATGGTGTACGGTGAGAGTGAGATCGACTTGATCAAAGAGCATGTCAGGGCGATCAACAAGCGGCGCAATCAGCACTCCGACATCATCGAGGAGCAGATCAATCCGAGTGTTTATGTGGGGCAGGGTGCGAAAGTTAACCCAAAAAATCTCAAGCGGGGAGCCGGAAATAAGATCCCGTGCGGGGATATCAACCAGATAAAAGAGCGGCGTGCGCCGACGACGATGGGGCTGCATGATGATATGCAGATGATGGAGGATGATATAGAGAAGACCTCCAGTGTCAACGGCAATCAGCGGGGCGTGACGAGTACGAGTGACCGGCGACCGACGGGGGCGATCGCGCTTCTAAACGCGCAGAGCAGTACCCGTCTGGAGGAGCAGATCACGACGGCGAACAATACGCTTTTTGCGCATCTTGCTAAAAGCTTTGTGAAAAAGGTGTATCGCACGGTGAGCAGTGAGACGCTGGAGAGTCTGGGGATCGAAGAGCCGATGATCGGGCGGGACTTCTGGAAAGAGGATGATCCGTTCGATTTTATCGTCAGTGTGGATTTTGGCAGCAACAATAAGCGTATGGAGCAGTACGCGGCGATACTGGAGAGTTTGCAGATGCTGGGGCAGTTTCAGAATATCGATACCGGAAAAGTGGAAGAGCTGGCAAAGAAGGCGCTTCAGATCAAGCTGGGAGACGATGCGGATATCGACGAGATATTTGCGTCGGATGCCGGCATGGGCGAAGTGGAAGAGCAGGCGGTGCCACCGACGGCTGGCGGTGCGATTTGATAGACAAAAAATAGAAACAGTCGTGATAGACTTTGATAGAAAACCAAAAAACAGGAGCAGATATGGCGAAAGAGAAAAGGGTAAAACTAGAGTATGAGCTGAAAGTTGTCAAAAAACTTCCAAGTGGGATGTATGCGACGAACAAAGAGGGATACAATGTGCCGCCTTATAGCGGGATTTCGATCGGGGATAAGGTGAAGATTGTCAATGGTGCGTATGTGTTTGAGGAGAAAACGGAGATGGCGCCTATTGATGGAGATGCGCCGGTGAGCAGAAAAGAGTATGAGGCGCTTTTGAAGAAGCAGGAAGCGCTGGAAGAACTGCTGGGTGAAAAAGGCAGTGATGTGAAGACAGGTGGCACAAATGCGACGAAATAGTTTATGGGCGTTGCTTTTGTCGATGCTCTTTTTCTCTGTGACGGGCGATGACGCTGGTGGCGGAAACGATGACGAAGGTGTAGAAGATATTGATGATTTTGAGATCGATGATGAGGCACTTGATGGAGATGATGAGAAAAAGGAGGAAGTGAAAGGGGAGGAGATAAGTGAACCTCCAAATGATGTGCTCAAAGAGCTGGAGAGCTTGAAGGCGTTTCAGCAACAGGTGGAAGCAGAAAAAGCTGTTGTTGCTGCGGTGAGTGAGATTTCAAAGGAGTATCCGGACTTTGATATTGAGAAGATTTCTGATTTTTTAAAGAAACTTCCGGAGGAGGAGCAGGAGCGATACAACGATCCCAAGGGGTGGGAGTTGATTCACTTGAAACATTTCCACAGGAGTAAAGCGGAGTTTGATCCGTTTGACAGTGGCAGAGGTGCAACCAAAGAGCCTTTTGATTTTGAGAAGGCGTATGAGCGGTTGGAGAAGGGTGATCGGTCGGTAGTGGCTGATTTGATAGCAAATTCGAGATAGTGAGGGGATAAGATGGCAGATGCAATTTTTAACGGGGTAGAAGCGGTAGCAAATCCGCAGAGTTACTGGAATGTGATCAGAAAAACTGCGGCAAGGAGTACGCCGCTTTTGAAATATCTGAGCGCAAGCGGTAAGAAAAAAGGTAAAAATGCAACCAAAGGGCACGCATGGTACTACATGAATGCAGCAAGAGAGGGTCAGGACAATGCGTATGCGGAAGGTTCCAGAAGGGCGGATATCACGACTTTTCCGGATGTGGAGTTGAAAAATCAGTTCCAGATCTTTAAGAAAACAAGCGGTATCACCGGCACGCAAAACGAGTCTATGAGTGTGGAAGAGAAGGAAGAAGACATCAAGAGGCAGCAAAATCAAAATGAAAAGCAGCTTCGTCTTGATATTGAAAAAGCATTGATTACAGATGCTGCGCCGGTGCCTGCTGCGACGTTGGCGGATGTGCGCAAAATGGCGGGCATGAAGCACTATATTCCGGCAAATGCGAAGGTGGATATCGGCAATGCGGCACTTTCACCAAAAGCGCATATCGATGAGGCGCTGGGGTACCTGGACGATTACGGAATTACCGATAATCCGCTTATTTTGATGTGCGGGCGTGATGTTTTTACCGATTTGAACTGGATGTATGACAATCAGAAGCTTTTAGCAAGAAATGAGAGAAGTATTATCGCGCAGAAAAACAAGATCGTTACGGGGTGGGCGGATGATGTAACCATCGTCGCAAACAGAAACTTTGCGGATAATGAGATTGTGATTTTCGCGCCGGATCTTTGTGATATTGTCTTGCTCAGACAGAAGAAAAATGCGCCTTGTTCCGATTCTGAATATGACTACGATGCGACTGAGAGTCTTTTTGAGCTGACATATCAGCATCTTGACCCGATGGCGGCATTTTGGCTACAGAATGTAGGACGTACGGCGTAATGAAACTCTCCGATCTTCTGAGTGAAGTGCAGACTATACATCCGGGCGGGGCGTATGGTGCGACTATGGCAAAGGCGCAGGTGCATCAGCGTCGCGCGTTCAAGATGCTGTTTCAGTGGTGCGAGCCGCTGAATCTGCTGGTGGCGTACAACGACAGGGAGATCGAGAGGATCGTGGACAATGTGTGGCGGCTGAAGTCGCCGCGTATCGCTGTGGGTGAGAGTGAGTATATAGATATAGATGAGCGGTTGAAGGATGCGTTTATCTATGCCTATATCGCGCTGACGATCACCGGAAACGGCGCGGAGAGCAAGCGCGACCGGGCGGAGTACGAAGAGATGGCGTACCGCGAGGCGCTGGAGTACGCGGTGAGTGTGCAGACGGTGGGGTATGACAACGCGAAGAGGGTCTATGAGCAGGAGAGTTTTATCACGGGTGTGTCGTTTGACTGTCTTGGTCGTGTCTATCATGTTAGCAGCGCTTTTGTGGATTTGGTTATCGATTGTATATTGTGCGGCAGGCAGTGTATGGGCAGTGCGGAAGCCGCGCAGCTGGAGCGGTACAAAGCGTACATAGACGGCACCGTACGCGCGGCGGACAAAGAGAAGCTGATCGCACTCGATAAAGCGGTGTTTCACCGGCTGATGAACGATCCCCAGAAGCTGACAAAATACAGTAACGACGATCTGGCGAAGTGTTCGACGCTCTTTTGCGAGTTTAGCAAACTGGATCAGGACGTGGCGACGGAAGAGTGGGTGAGTGATGAGAGTCTCAGAATGGGCTGGATGGAGTGCGACGCGCCGGTGTGCGGCACGAATAACAACAGATGCGGGGGTATGTGATGGGTTGTGATCTTCAGAGTATGAGTTTTTCGGATAAAGTGCGGACAATCGCGCAGTTGATCGCTGATGGGAAGTTGACGTTTGATAGTTCCGGCTGGGATGGGAATTTGTCACCGGACGATGATACTTTGCAGGAGGTATTGGATAAATTTAATGATTTAAAAATAGATATGAATATTGCAGGGGATTTTCGTGTTGAAGATAAAGCAAATAGTCTAAATGAATTCAATATTCCATTAGGAACAGGAGTTTTTGCCGCCAGAGGCAATGAAGGAAATATTTATACAGTAAAATTACCGGAACCATCATTATCAACAATTGATTTGTTACTAGTAGTAGGATTAAAGAATTCAACCTATAAATTAAAACTAGATAATACCAATATAGTTGATATAGTAGGTACAGGACAGGTAACATTAGTACGAAGTAGTTCTTCGTGGATACCTGTAACATCAAGTCAAAATCTTGTAAATATAACAGCAGACGGAGCACTGCAAATTATTAAACCTTCACTGGATAAAGCCATACAATCAGCAACAAATGCAGAGGGATATGCAAACCAGGCAAATCTTGCAGTTGAAGCAATGAGTGCAAATGGAATAATTTACACAGATATTTCAACTGGAATAAACAATACAAGTGACGGAGATTTCTTCTTTGTAACGACATCAGATAAATCAAAAATCTTAACACTATATAAAAACAATGGTGGAGCAGCAGAAAACACAGGAAAAAGTATAGTTTCATCTGAATCATTAAAAGATTTAATATACACTGTTGGAGATAATAAAAAATATAATTTAGTAGATGTAGTAAGTGCTGACTGGTATAGAGCAGGAACAATGGATTATATTGAGCAAACTACCAATACATGGTTACTAGCAAATACTAACATAACGAATAGTGTACATTTCGATGCAAGTGAAAGTATTGGAGACAGAAGAGATATATTCTTTAAAATAAAATATGACAACAGTATTTCTGGAAAACAGTGCATTGAAACTTTTTATATTGAAACTGATGATATCAATACAATAAGTGTTGATGAAATGTTTGTTGCAGAAGCAAATGGAACTCTTACATCTATTACAGCAAATGTTACTATATCTGAAATAGTAACTGGACTATGGCAAGTAACTAAAACAGGAACAATTCCAACGGACAAAACGTATACTCAATTATGGGTAGGAGCAAGCTTTGCAGATGGTTCAAGTGGAACAGATAATCAATTAACAATATCAGGATTTTTCGGTGGTGTTGATATTGACAGTATAAATACTGAAAAAATATCAAATAATATATTGCTTGATATTTATAAAAAAATTGAAGATGCAAAACAAAAAGAACTTGATTTAAATAATTATTTAATTGCTGGCGACAATAACAATTACGGATTAACTAACATTGCACAAAGTGACTGGTATAATGGTGAAACAGTAAACTATATTATACCAACTACTAATACATGGCTACTGACAAACACCGATATAACAAACAGTGTACACTTTGATGCAGATCAAGGAACAAGCAACAACAGAAGAGATATACTCTTTAAAATAAAATATGATACTAGTATCTCGGGTAAACAATTTGTTGAAACTTTTTATATTGAAACTGATGATATTAATCAAATTTCAATCAATCCAACTTTTGTATCGGATGGAAGCGGTTATCCAACAGTAGCAACAACAAACACAATAACAGAAATTCAAACTGGACTATGGCAAGTAACTAAAACAGGAACAATTCCAACAGATAAAGAATATACTCAATTATGGGTAGGAGCAAGTTTTGCAGATGGTCCAGGAGGTATTACAGTACCAATCACAGTATCAGGGTTCTTTGGAGGTGTTGATATTGATAGTATCAATACAAAAAAGAATGTACTTAAAGAATATATTCAAGAAAAAGTAGATGAGGGAACATCTAATCAAAATAAACTAAATATTGCAAAAATGTTATGGATGGGAACATCTATACCAGATTTTGCACCATATCCTGAACAAATTGCTGAAAGATTCGGTATAAAAGTACAAAATGTTGCCTTGACTGGTTCAATGCTTAGAACAAAAAAATTAGATGGAACTGATGCTGACAATCAAGACCTTGCATCAAAATCTTTTACAAGAACACACGAAGAATATCAAACATATGGTGAAGAAAATGGATATAGCCAAGAAGATATTGACAATATTTTAAAACCAAGGAGTTGGGAAACAAAATTACTTGATAATCTTGATTGTGATTTATATGTATTTGATTTTGGCTATAACGACTATTCTGCTGATCCAACAGACTTTGACACGGCTGGAATAGGAACTCGTGACAGGACAACTTTTATAGGCGCATATAATTATGCTATCGAGAAACTATTAGAACAAAATCCAAGAGCAAAATTTATGATTGTAGGACATTACGAAAACCAAAAAAGACCTGCAATGGTATCTGCTGAGCAGAAAGTAGCAGAATACTGGGGGTGCCCTTTTGCAAAAGTGTATGAAAAAACAGGTTGGTCACAAGTAATAAATCCAGCAACAGGAAACACAGTGTTAAAAGACTGGATACCAGATGAAACACATCCACATACAGATACAACAGGTGAAGCAACAAAAAGGATTGCAGAGATTTTAGGGAATTTCATAAATGAAGTGTATTAAGGAGCAATTATGTTTTCAGCCAACCTAACCGACATCCTATCCTCAATCACCACCTCCACCGTCTACACCGATCTAAAAAAACAGTTCGAAGAGGGTGTACTCGACCGCAAGACGTACGAGTCGCTGCTTCTGAACTTCCATCAGATCGCACTTACGTCGGCGATGCAGACGGCGAAGGATATGATGCTCTCTTTGCAGGAGGTGGAGATCGACGACGGGGCGGGTGGTACGAAGAAGGTGACGCTTCAGCAGGCGCAGATACTGGGTGAGCTGGAGCGAAACAAACTGATCGCGGCGCAGGTTGAAGAGATCGTGGATAAGCGGGCGTTGATCGCGGCGCAGACGGCGACGGAGACGGAGCGTAAGCTGTTGATCGAGACGCAGAAGATCGGCTTTTTGGATAACCGGGTTATCAAGCTGACGGAGATTATGCGGGGTCTCGTGGGTGAGATCGAGGCGGGTGGGCTTTCCAATCCGCAGGCTAACTGGGATATGCTCTATGCTTCTATCGGGGCGCTGGCTGGGATTGCGAGTGAGCATCCGCAGGTGGGGGATATTACCGTTCCGGCTACGCCTCCTGCACCGCAGCACTGACGATGAGCCGTTGCAGGGGGGTTGGCGACTATGAGGCGCAGCGGCAGGCGCGGCGCAGGTATAAAAGAAAGATCGCCAATCAGTTCAAGACGCGGTTTATCGCGGCGTGGGAGAAGTACGGCGAGTTCATAGACGTCAACGGGGTGCGCTGTTTTGCCGGGTACCGGATCGACCGCGAGGGAGCGGGGCAGAAGCGTATGAGCTGGATTCTCAAAGATCCCGATCTTTGGGAGGAGACGGCGGATAAACATTTTGACTGGGTGAAACTCTACTTCAACCTAAACAAACTGCAACAGATCACCGACGAGGACGTGGATGCTTTTTTCACGCATTACAAAAATCTTTCTCATGGCAAAGATGCTGACAAACTGCACTATAAGCTGGAGCAGGTGCAGACTCCTGATGACTATGGATATTACACGACTGACAAAGTGGTTACAGAGCACTGGTTTGAGAAAAAGATCGTGACCGTGACGCAGGATGGGGACGGCAACGACGTGGAGACGGTGACGTGGGAGAAGATCGAGGGAGACGACTATCTGGATGAGCTTAGCTGGGAGCTGGCGTATCTGGATCTTTTGGATGCGGTGTGGTACGATCCCGATACGCTGCAACCGATTACGGAGATTGTGCATGATGAAGAGCTGGACGAAGCGGCGCTGGATGCGAAGATAGATGCGCTTCGGGCGACGGATGTCGGCGTTTTGGGGGATGGGCAGATTCTCTACAAAGTCGCGACGATCGGCGACAAAATACATGAGTACACCGTTTCTCAGTCGGTGGGGGACAATGTGCTGGATTCACTGGAAGAGGTGCACTATTTTGGCGATGACGGGACTTATTATCTCTCTGTCGATGCGGCGAAAAGGATGAACAGTGAGACGTTTATCAAGCTGGTGACAAAAACGCTGGATTTTCGATCGAAACTGAAATCGAAATACAAATGGAGAAAACGGCTGATGGTGATTGGTGCGTTTGTCATCTCCGGTATCGCGCTGGCACTGGGGCAGCCGCAGATTGCCGCGGCGACGATGGCTGGGCTGGTGGGTTCAGTCTCCGGTAACCGGTCCATACAGATTATCGCCCAGGTGGCGATGCTGGCGACCGGAAATCCGGAGGGGCTGGCGGCGATGAGCGCTTCTGAGGCGCTCAATCTGGTAATGAATATTGCCGCACTGTACTTTACTTTGCAGCAAAACAACGCACTCCCGTCGGAGGAGAGGGAAGATGTGCAGAGTGAGCAGTATATGTTTTACCAACTTCCCTACGATGCTTACTCGGATATCTACTGCTATGAAGATATGATATCCGTCTCTACTGATATTTGATAGACAAAAAATAGAATCTCCCCTTATATAATGAAATGTAAACTTAAAAAAAAAGGTATGTGATGCTGCGCAAATTTTGGATCAGTGTGGCGCTTCGTGCGCTGGCGATGCTTGGGAGTCGTCAGTTTGTCGAGGATGTGACGGAGATTGTGAAGAGTTTGATAGATGACGATGCGACGGGGTTTGTCAAGCGACAAAAGGCGATCAACAGGATCAAAGCAGTGTACAGAGAGCAGGCTTCGTGGTTGATCGGTGCGGCGATTGAGCTGGCGCTTGGGTATTTGAAGGTTGCGTATCCACAATATTTCAGGAGATGAGAATGATTTTAACGGGAAAGAAGAGTTTTTTATTGAGTAAGGGTGTGATCGGTGCGATCGCGGTGATTGTCGCGAGTGCGGCGTATCTGAAAGGGTACACGGATGTGCAGAGCGGGGATATTAAAGGTCTGGCTACGGGTGTTATCGCTGTGATCGGCGGGCTTGGTTTGATGGTGAAGCGTTTTCGCCAGACGGTGAGAGGTCTTGACTGGAAAGCGATGGTGCTGTCCGGTGTGACGGCGCTTGCCGGGTTGTATGTTGCCGTTACGGGGGATAAAGAGAGTGCGGATGTGTTTGTTTCCAACATGAACGGTGTGATTATCACGCTGGGGGCGTTGCTGAGTGCGTTTGGAATAGACGTGGCGGAGAAGAGAGTTGGAGGATAGAGAGCTCAAGGATGCGATTATCGAGCTAACGATGGCGCAGAAGCAGACGAGCAAGAACCTTGACGGGTTACGCGCGGAGTTTCGCGAGATCGTTCACGCAGTGTCGCGGATGAGTGCGCTGGATGAGAAGCTATCGAGTGCTCACGCAAGGATCGGCGAGCTGAAAACAGATACACAGGGTGAGCTGAAGCGTTTGGATGCGAAGTTCATGAAGTGGATGTGGACGGTCATCGCCATGATGGCGGCGAGTATGGGGATACTGTTTGATTTTTTACTGAAGATGAAAGGATAGAAGATGCCAGAAGAGTTGAAAGCTGTCGGAAACGACGGTGTTGTGGACGGGTTTGAGGTGCTGGAGGATTTTACGGCGAAGTACGATACGACCAATTTGCCCGAAGTGGATGCAAAGGCGCTGGATGCGGCGTGGCAGAAGCTCTATAAAGAGGGGCTGGTGAAGTGTACGGCTGAGGGTGAAGAGCATGTGGATATTCACCTCAAAAAGGGTGACGTGATCTATTTTGAGACGATCGACTGGAGCAGGGATCTGGCGTTTCGGATTATGCACGACTTCAAAGATAAGATCAAAGTGCTTTCATGAAGATCGCGCTTTTGATCGGACACCGTGTCTCTTCTCAGGGGGCGCGTAGTGTAAAGAGGATCAGCGAGTTTGCGTTTTGGTACACCTTTTTGCACACGATTGTGCATGTATTGCCTTCACATCACCGGTACAGGGTTTTTGAGAGACTTGACAGTGACGGACGCGGATACCGTGAGCGGATGAAGAGTGTCGGGAAGAGGGCGCAGGAGTGGGGCGCGGATTTGATTATATCGTTTCACTTCAACGCTTCGAGGAACGTGAAGGCAGAGGGGTTTGAGGTGCTTTGCCCGGAGGATGACTACATCTCGGAGGCGTATGCTCTTGATATGTTGTCTTGTTTTGAGGAGCATCTGCGCACGCCCAACAGAGGGCTAAAGCGCGTACCAAACGATCCAGATGTCAGGGGGAGCGGCTTTTTGTATCAGACTCCGATGCCCTCCATTTTAGTTGAACCGTTTTTTGGAACGAATTGGGAAGATTTTAAAAATGCGACGCAAGAGGGCAGGCTGGCGGCGGCGTTGATTGATTTTATGGAATAACTACAACAACAAGGATAAAAAATGAGTAAAGAAAATTGTAAAACAACGGAAGAGATGATACAGGAGAAGGGGTTAAATGCGCCTCGTGTTACACCCGCTGATATAGATGCGGTAATTGTCGGTGAAGATTACTATGTGTTTCCGGGAACAACTCTAACTATTTGCAAACTTGACTTAAAAAACGGATTTCACGTGACAGGCGAAAGTGCAGCGGCAAGCCCTGAAAATTTCGACGAAGAGATCGGAAGGAAAATTGCAAGAGAAAACGCAAGAGAAAAAATATGGGCACTGGAGGGGTATCTTTTAAAAGATAAACTTTACAAAGACGGGGCTAAAAAAGGATAGAGGATGGATTTTTCGGCACTGAGCGGATTGATCGGAGGTTTGGCGCAGGGGTATGGTGTCTGGCAGCAGGGCAAGCTTGCCAAACAGCTTTTGAAACTGCAAAAACAGGACTATTACGACGAGAAAAACAGAAGAAAGCAGTCGCAGGCGCGGCTGAATCTGGCGGCAGATCGGGCGTTTACGCACAAATATGATAATGCGGCGCTGCCGCTGGCACATTAAAAGGAGAAGGGTATGAAAGAGTACAGAAAAATAAAAAATATATTGGCTAGACCATATGTCAAAGGAGAAGACTTAACAGGAGTGTCTGTATCCGACCGTGATGACCCTGAAACAGATATGGGAATGATCGCACAAGATATGGAAAATGAAAATGACAAATGGTATATAAATAGAAATTTTTTTGAAGAAAACTATGAGTCGGCACAGTTACATATCAAAGCGAAAGAAGATGAAATCGTTAAAGACTTGGGTATCTCTTGCACAAAAAAAGCTAAAGATAATATCTCTGATTTAGTGATTTTTGGTAATGGCGATATGTTTAAACTCTTGTCAAAAGCATCGAGTCAGAAACAGGGGTGGATGAAGAGCACTAAAGTATGGGATACAGGGAGCGGTTGTGTGGTTCAGGTCACAACACAACAAAGAAATCCAGATGGGAGCTATGCTGTAGCAGAGGCTTTAACTTTTGTCCCAAATGTAAGATTAGCGGGTGAGGGTGAAAATAGATATCTTAGCAAAATAGAGAAAACTAAATAATGCGTAGCGGTATAACGACGATCGGTCTGATATATGTCGCCTATGTTGTCGTTGCTTTGGCGGCGATTGTGAGAGGTTACGGAGGGTAAAGATGGCGGGCTGGTACAAAGACAGGGTGATCGACAATCTCGATCCGACACAGGCGATTCGCGATGCGGGGAAGGTCGGCGAAGCGGTGGCGCTGATGGCTGGCGGTGTGAAGAATTACGCCGATACGATCCATGCGAAGAAGCGGGAGAAGATCGCCGATGCCCAGAAGGCGTCTGCTAACGCCACAAAGCGCTATGTCGCCGACAAAGGGTACGCGGGCAAAGTGGACAGTGCGCGTATTCGTGCGCGTGCGAGTGACAGACGAAATGCGGCGAGTATCAAGGTGGCAGGGATTAACTTCAACCGCGAGAAGTACAAGAGCGACAGTGCCTACAAGAAAGCGGTCGATCAGGAGATGCTGCGCAACAAAGGAAAGGCGATCACTGCCGGGGCGAGAGTGAAGGCGGCGAGCATATCCGCCGGTGCGAAGAAGTACAGCGCGGATGTGAGCAGTGAAAATAACAAACGTACGACTTCCACCAGTATGGCGACGACAAAACTGCGCACTAAAACTCAGCTTCAGGTTGCGGATAAAAATGCCGAAAACGCCAAAGTACGTGCGGCGGCAAAGCTTACGAAGCAAAAAGTGGCGAAGCTGGATCTTTCCCCGGATATGAGCGATGAGGATATTATCACGAAGCTGGGGAGCAAAAAGAAGAGAGCAAATATCGACGATACGACGATTGAATTTTAGGAGAAGGCATGGCAAAAGCGACCGTTCGGGAGATACTGGGTGACGATCTGGACACCCTCAAAGCGGCGGGGCTTCCTGCCGAGAAGATTGTCTCCATCGCCAAGACGAAGGCGAAATACCTCAGAGAACTGCGCACCGTGGCGAAATATGACCAGGTGGATGACGAGGGGAACATCAAAGAGAAGAGTTTTGACGATGTTGCCGACTACATAACGCAGAAAAAAATACACAAAGATGACAAACCAAAGCCGGTCAAAACACTGGATGGCAAAGAAGCTTTCAAAGAAGATCTCAAAGACGACAACTTTCTTACACGCGGCTTGAAGTCGATGGCTGATAACTATCTGCTGATGGGTGCTGCCGGTTTGAATAAAGCCGGTATTGTCGGGGATGATACACTCAAGACTATGCGCTCCAGTGTTCAGGCGAACGAGGAGTACAGTGACGAGATCAACGCCGCGAAGCGCTCCCCGATAAGAGAAGAGGAAGTGAAGCGGCTGGAAGCGCAGATAGGGGCTGCAAAAGGGATCGGCGAGAAAGCGAAGGCGACAGCAAAGCTGATGCTTGACAAAATCACCCATCCGGGTGAGATCGATCCGGCGGCAGCGGTTGCGATGGCGATCGATCCGCTCAATCTGGTCGCACCGGAAGCGGCGGTGATCGCAAGGAGCGCGAAGCTTGGCAAAGCGGCAAAGGCAGGTATCGGCGCGGTTGCAGGCGGTGTGGCACAGGGTGGTGTTGCAGGCGGCGATGCGTATTTGCTCAGTAAAGCGAAAGGGGAGAGTGACGAGCAGGCAAAAGAAGCCGGTCTGGTCGGCGGTGTGCTTGGAGCCGGTATGGGTGCAGGACTTGGCGCAGTCTCCGGCGCGTTTGCCAGGAGCGCAAAACCGATTATCAAAGAGAAGATAAAAGCCAAAAATCAAAACGATCCAGTCGCCGACGCGATGGGTAATCCGTCAACGGAGGATAGCGGCTTGAAGATCGATGAAAAAGCGATCGATGAACTGCTGGATAATGAACTGCTGCAACTGGATGAAGTTGAGTCACATTCAGTTGCAGCGAAGCCGGTCATTGAGCAGATAGCGACGCAGGCGCAGACACCGGAGCAGATCAACGCGATGGTCGCGCAGTATGTGCCGCCGTCTCCAAAAGAGCAGGCTTTTTCACTCGTGCTCAACGACAACAAGCCGGTATCTCCCCGTTTTGCGGGGGTGAGACTGAGAGATGCGCTGGTGAAGTCGATCGAAAATCCCCGACGCTCACCCGAAGAGCTTTACGGGGTGCTGGTAAGCGAAGGGGTAACGCCCGAACACGCGGCAGCGGCGACGGAGGCGTACAAGAGCGGCGATGTTACGCTATATGACAACTATACTACCGACAAACTTTCCGATATAATAGATACAGAAGTGATAGAAAAAACCAAACGACTGGAGATGAGAGATGACAGAGCAGCAGCTGATAGCGAAAATGGAAAAAGAGATGCCGGACAACCAGAGATCGGGAATGATGCAAACACTCCTGCAACTGGAAAAGAGAATGGGGCAGACACAGAGCCGACCGCTGTACCGGCAGATCAGCGCGGAGGTGACGAAGCTTTACCAGACACTGGACAGCGTACTGGCAAAAGCGGTCAAGATACTGGGGTATCCGGGGAGCCTGAGGGAGTGGAACGACACCAGACCGCTGGATCTGATGGTGCAGATGTTCCCGGCACTCCAGGAGACGCAGTGGTACAAAATGAAAATGTCGTACATACTGGCGGCGGATTAGAGGAGCTTTCAAAACATCCAAAATTTGAAGAGCACCTCAAAGACCGCGAAAACGTCAAAGCGGAGGATATCAAGTATGCGAAAAAACAGGCTGCTAAAGGGACTCTTTCACCGGAGGGTGACTATATCGCTCCAGTTTTTGATAAAAATTGGCTCGCTGATTTTGAACTCACTAAAAAGGATGTAGCGGATATCAGGTCGGGCAAAGCGTCCGACGCGCAGATCGAGAAACTGAAAAACGATCTTGGCAGATACGACAACGATCCTGCATATTATGAACATGAAGCAACGGTGAAGCAAAAGGTTGATGCGCTGCCGGACAATCCCGAAGAGATCAAGTTTGACGACGAGGACTGGAACTGGTTCGAGGAAGATGCACCGGTGCCGGAAGATTTGCTCAAAGAGGCGGATAAAACGGAAGTTGCACCAAAAACGGAGACTAAAACGACAGATAGTGTCGTCGAAGCTCCCAAAACCAAAGGTGAACGCAGGGCGATCAACCAGAAAGTGACGGATGCGGATCGGGCGGTACTGAATGGTGAAAAAGCCGAGATTGACGCTATGTTAAACGGCGATGCTCCGGTGAATAAAAAGCGGTTATGGGAGTTGAGTGAGAAGCACTATCCAAAAGAGAGTGCTTTTGCCAAAAGGGTAGTCAAAGAGGGCAAAGCAGCGCAAAGACGTGTCTATTCGCAGATGAGAGCGGGCAAAGTGATAAACCCGTTTCATAAGGATGTGATCGCGATCGCGCGAACGCACATCATGAAGGGTATCACTGCGCCCGGAAAGTTTGCAAGAGTTATGAAAAAGAGTTTGGGCAAAGCGTGGAAAGTTGTGAGACCGCATATCAAGAAGATATTTGAGAAAGCTTTTGACCAGGTCGAGCAATGGGCGCAGAAGAATGGGCACCGCGGGCAGATCGTCAGAAGTATCATAGGCAGGAGCTATGCGGTAGCAGATGACGGCGTTCCAAAGGCAAAAATGCACGAAGCACCCGCACCAGAAGCCAGGACCCTGCAACCAGAGACGAAACTACAACGGCTCAGACGTACCCTGCAAGATAAGTTTATCCGGGTCAAAGAGCTTCAAGACGTCAAAACAGGCGGCAAAGAGACACCGGATAGTATCAATGTCTATCAGGCGGAGGAGCTTTATCACGGTCGCGCGGCAGCGAAGATTGAAGTGTTAAATGAGAAAATAATCCAACCGATGCTGAAATATATCGCAAAAAGTCCGTACGAGCTAAAAGATGTGGATCTTTACCTGCATGCCAGACATGCCAAAGAGAGAAACGCGAAGATGATGGAAGTCTCCGGG